TAGGCATGGCGAACGTGAACTGTTATGGTCAACTGGTGTCTCCTCGCGGGGGCATCATCCCACTTCTCAACACATCCCAGACCGAGGCCAGTGAGGAGGCCGTCGGGACCGATTTGAACTACGTCGGGAGCGTCCAGGCCGTCGGCACCTTCGGCACTCAACAGCCAGGAGGATTCACCATCGCCAAGGCGGGCATCATCGGAGAGAACGACGTGACCTATGCCTTCATCCAGAGCGCAGGCAAAATCAAGATGGGCCTGCCGATGGGAACCGGCATCGCTGGAGGGGCTCAAGGGCTCCCCGCGCCAGTACCCTATCCCAAGGCTCTCGCCGCCGGTGATACCTGCGTTGTGATGCTGAACGCTGTGACCGACAGGGAGAGCGCTGTGACGGTCGCCTGCACCTCTGGCGAGTATCATGTTTTCAGCGTCACCCCGTCCGGCTCCGGCGAGCAGGAATACGTCAGCGTTTTGGACGGCCAGGGAATCGGCCTCACACTCCAGGGTCGCACCATATCGCATTGGTTCGCCACGTCCGGCAACAACGACGCGGAACTCACCTCGACCCCCATGTTGCTCGACGGCTCCGGCATCCCCATTGGGTCCGTCGGCTTCACCTCCTCTGGCGGAGCGAAGGCGGCAGTATTCCAGCCCACCAGGACCCCCATCGCCCTGAACTCCCGCCTGGTGTTCAGGACTGATGCCTGATGACCCTATCAAAGCGGGCCAGGGCTCGATTCAAAATCATGTCCGCACAGGAGAGGCTCCTGGTCAAGAAGGCGGCAAAGACCCTGTTCGATGCTGAACTGATGGGCTACAAGCGTATGCTGGAGATAACCAGATGGGCGGAAAAGCGGTGAGAGCATGGCTCAACCTATCCAATGGCTCGGCGCGGTCCCGGCGGGCGCTGATGCAGATACTCAATTTCTGCTAGGGGCCGTCCCCGAGGGCCAGAAACTCGTCCTGTCCGCGTGCTCCTCGCATGGGGGAGACGGGGGTGAGAGATACTCGGTCAACATAGTCCCTCCAGGGCCCAATCCCGACAACACCACCGTCTCTGGAGCGTCCGGCCAGGCCCAATGGCTCTATCCTATCGCTGGAGGGACTCAGACGACCCTTGACCCCCTCAATATGCTGTGCACAATCGGTGCCTGGCCCAACCCCCTGCCTGGCCCCTGCTCCTTGACCATCGCCACCACTGCCGCCAGTGCGGCTGAACTCGTCGTCGTGCTCCTGGGGTATCTGGAGCCCTTGTGATGCCCCGTAGGCGTCCAGACGAGACCGTAGTGCACAGGGTCGAGCTGGGGACCTGGGAGAGGGAGCACCTCGGGCCCTTCTTCACAGCCCAGACCATCAAGCCAGGTCTGGAGGCGTTCGTGAATATCATCAGGGACAATTCGGCGCTCCTCATCATCGCTGGCATTCTCACTCTCCTCCTCCCTGGTTGGCTCCCCGCCGGATGGCGTGAGGAACTCGGCATCGGGGAGGAGGGCGGGAGCCTGGGAGCGACCGTTCGGGATTGGCTGGAGGTTCAGAATATCGCGGGGGCTCTAACGGGTGCCTGGCTCGGCGGTGCGGCAGGGTCCGTCGTCCCAGGCCCAGGGACCATTATCGGGGCCATCATCGGGTTTCTTGCTGGGCTCATCGCCGTCGAGGTCGGGGAGGATATAGCGGCAGAAATCTCAGACCTGGGAGAGGAGGCCAACCGAGGCATCGCCCTGGCTGGAGTCGCGGCCCTAATCTCAGTCATCTCGATTCTGGAGAGGGTCGGGAACCGTGAGGGTCCGACCTGGCCGTTCTAAGCCCCAGGAACAGGCCATAGCCGTCGTCGGCACCCTCTGGCAGTCAATAGGGACCATCGACGAGGGAGAGGAGCGCGTTGACCCCTCCCTCGCCAGGGCCAAGGAATCGAGAAATGGCCCGTCAAGTAGGGGGGTATCGAGAACGATTTGGGGCCGCACCCCCCAGTACAGCCCAGGGGGGCGGTTGCGTCGGCTTCGATTGCTCAGAAGTCGTCCATGCTGTGCTCTCGTCGCCAGAGGCTAACGAGAACGTCGTTGCGGTTCGCACCGACAGCCACGACCCAGACCTTCTCCAGGACGAGAAGGGGGTGGTGGCGGTTGGTGTTGTAGCCCAGTTTCAGGACGTGCCCGCCAGGTCTCAGGGCTCTCACGATACTCTGGAAACAGGCCCCGATATAGCCCGGCGTCTGATACACGTTGACGTGCCCGACGGCATACTTCTCTTGGGCCTGGCGCGGACTGAACGGTGGGTCAAACAGGACGAGGTCGACCCGTCCGTTTTCCTCGCTCGCCATGCGCTCCAGAAACGCCTTGGCGTCCATGTGGTAATCGGCCTCAGTGTCCTCGTCAATATCGTTAGTCCAGGAGCACCAGCGGCAGTCCCTGGCGAAGGGGTCCACGGTGAGCACAGCGTCGGCGCTCACCTCGGCCCAGATGCTGGGGAGCCAGGACGTCGTGTGAGTGTCCCTGGCCGTCGTGCCGGTGATTCTCACCAGCTCGGCGTCCGAGTCCACTCAGAACCACTTCCTGAACCACTGCCGGGCACGTCCGACCTGGGGCGTCTCTGGCAGTGGTGGTCGGTAGGCGACGGACTCGGTGATGAACTCCCATCGGTCGCCCTCAATCTGGGCCTTCTCCGCGCATCGGGCCAGGAGCCACTCGGCGTCGTATGCTGTCGAGGCTCCGGCTGTCGTTCCCAAGGGGTCCATTGAACCGGCTCCAGGGTGTGCTCCGCGCTGTGCTCCGGCGAAGGTCAGCCAGTCGGTCCCGTCGGGTCCTCCCAGGGGGTAGCAAATCACACACGGACCCAGTTTGTGCATGGCGTTGCACAGCCCGTCGAGACGGGACTCTGGGGGGTTGGTGTGGTCGCCGCCACCTCGGGCCGCGTCGTAGCGCTCCAGGCACTCCCGCACGAAGGCGGAGAAATTGCCCATCTTGGAGGCAATCTGGGCCGTCTTAGGCGTCAGTGAGACGCTTCGGATTATCGAAGCCATCAGGCGTCCGTCCTGGTCAGGCCGTGGGCCTCGGTGGAAACCCAAAGGGCCTCCTCCAGAGACTCCTCGACCCAGTGCTCCAGGCGCCCCATTACGAGCGTTGGATAGCGGGTCACGACGGTCAGGACGACTTCGTGAACGAGAGCCTCCCTGAGCGTCACAAATCCCTCGTCGATGACGTCAGGGGCCAGCGCTCCGGCCTCCTGGAGCACCTCGGCGGCATCTCCCGCGTCGAGCCCCTCCAGGTCCTCGTTCGGCGTCCTGGCCGAGGAGGTCCCGGTGGGGTGCGTGGACGTGTCAGGGCCGCGCACTATCGGGAGGGCCGTTGGGATGTAGCCCTGGTCGAGGGCCGCATGGCTCCCTGCATCCCCGGTGCAGGTCCTGCGGTCCACTCCCTCGGCGCCGCAGATGCCGCAGTGCTTGCGGCGCTCAGGACCCCTGGGAACCCCTGCGTCGATGCGCTGAGCGCGGGGGGCGTTCGTTGTTTCATTTTCGTTGGTCATGTTAGGATTTCACCTCGCATGGTCAAGGCGAGTCAATGCCTTGCTTATTATCCATTCTTACATAATTAATATCACATCTCACTCTCTCTCTCTCTCTCTCTCTCTCTCGCGCACGCGTGAACCCCGACCTGGAGGCCTGGAGGAGGGGGTGATATTTTCTCGGAAAAGAAAATAACTAAGTGATGGGGGCCGGGTTGGGGCCCGATGGAGGAGTCCTGGGTCATCGCTTTGGCGGTCTGGAATGTCCTGTGCATCGCTGGGGCGGTGTACTGGCTCGACCAGAGGGTGTCCGAGGCCCTGGACGACCTCGACGTGAACCTGGCAACGGCCATCAAGGGGGTTGTCGAGGCGGCCCGAGGTGCCGTTGAGGGGGCCGAGCCGTTCAACCCGGTCCAGGCCGCAATCGCGCAGTGGATTGCAGGCCAGGTGAACGCCCCTAAGCCAGGTCCCGACATATCGCTCCTGGACCGAGGCGCCAAGGGTCAATTCACCAGCTCGACACCACCAAAAGACACTTAGTGCACTTTCCACACTACATTCATAAACCTCACCGGTCTCCTGGCGGCCCGATGCCACGCAAGAAGAAGACCAAGCGGCGCCGGGATAACTCAATCCGGCTCCTCAATGTCCTTGAGGCATACACCTACGCCACCATACTATCTGAGGGCATCACAGGGTCCTCTCCCTGGGCCTTCGTGACGGGTGAATTTGACCTGGTCGAGAAGACCACCACAAGGCCGTTCATAGGCGAGGAAACGAGCTGGGCGGGGGGAGAGGCCATCAGCCTCAAAGACCTCGCCAGAGAGCCCGGCCAGGCCCTCTCAATCATGTCCGCCAATTTCGGCGGCAACCTAACTACAATGGCACTACAAGGAATTTTCACCTCGGTTTCGTTCCGCATCGGACGCCGCCTGCTCAGGCGCCCAATAGCCAATATCAACCGCAACATCGCCAAGCCTCTCGGACTAGGAATCAAATTATGAAATGGGTGTGAATAGGCATGGCGAACGTGAACTGTTATGGTCAACTGGTGTCTCCTCGCGGGGGCATCATCCCACTTCTCAACACATCCCAGACCGAGGCCAGTGAGGAGGCCGTCGGGACCGATTTGAACTACGTCGGGAGCGTCCAGGCCGTCG